GTCATACGAATCAGATCTATATCATTCTGACATTGTTGCATTGATAAAAATAAACATCTGTCAACAGTATCGTGAAACTCAACACTGTCATCGCCATATTTCAACCTAGCATCCTGCATGAGATTGCCCAATTCATCTGCCATAGTTTTAGGATCAAATTTAAGAACATTCCAAAAGTGTTGTTGTTCTGGCGTCAAGTTACACTCCAAAAGTTATACGATACTAGTATTATACTAGATTAATCAAACTGTGTCAACAGGGTTCATACTCGAAATGATTCGCCGCATCCGCATTCGCCTTTGGAATTTGGATTGAAGAATTCAAAACCTTCATTAAGTCCATTGCGGACCCAATCCATTGTCAAGCCATTCAGATAGGCTAGACTTTTTGCATCAACCAACACCACAAAGTCTTTCTGTGCATAATTGGTCACACCCACTTCTGCTTCATACTTGTCCACATATTCCAGGGTGTATGCTAGTCCACTACAGCCTGTAGTTCTTACACCCAAACGGATACCAACACCTTGACCTCGCTTCTCAAGATTCTGTTTGATCTTTTTACTTGCGGTGTCGGTTACGGTAATCATTAAATGAGATTATTTTTTTGTTTGTAATCAGCAATAGCAGACTTTAATGAATCTTCAGCAAGTATACTGCAATGGATCTTAACCGGCGGAAGCGAAAGTTCTTCGGCTATTTCTGAATTTTTTATTTTACTAGCTTGATCGAGTGTTTGACCTCTAAGCCATTCTGTCACTAACGAAGAACTAGCAATAGCACTGCCGCAACCATAAGTTTTAAATTTTGCATCTACAATGATACCATCTTCAACTTTAATTTGCAGTTTCATCACGTCACCGCATGCCGGACTTCCGGTGAGTCCTGTACCAACACTCAAATCGTTTTTATCCAGTGAACCAACATTCCTTGGATTTTCATAATGATCTAATAATTTTGCACTATAGGTCATATTGACCTCCTATAATTAATTTTACTACTTCGATAGGTTGATAACTATCCCACTTTTTCCTATTCTCTTCGCCTTTGATAAATTGTATATTCTTTTTACCACCAAGCAACGAAGGGTCTATACCTAATTCAAATCCTTGCCTATGGGGAATAATATGATCTATTTGCCAGCTATCTTTATACTTACCTGTTTTTGGTACCCACTCACCGTTTGTTTTCATTTCTTTAAGAGTTCTGTATGTATGATAACGAACTTTATTACGATATAATTTGAGAGGTTCTGTGATTGGATTCTTTGGACGTAGGTTATTTAATTTACCGTCCTTGTTAGGATTATTGGTAAGGAAACGTTGACGAGCTATTTCATTAGTTCCGCCTTTGTTCCAACCCCACCCTTTACTAAGTCCGACTGTGTTTTGTTTTGCTTTTTGTTCCTCATTAAGTTTGATGCCTTTATTCCAAGGATCGAACTCTCCTCTATTGAGAGGATTTTTACATTTTTGTGAACAATAATCTAAAAATCTAGGCTTAGTTATAAAACTAGATTCACAAAAAAGACACACCTTACTTAAACCATACTTGTTTTTCATACAAGTATTTATCTAGGTGCGCCTGTTTGTGAGTGTTATTGTGTACAGGTTCTAGTGCGTGTGATTGTGCCGTCTGAGTGTTGTGTTTCTGTCCATACAGTACAGTTTGGTTGGGGTGTTACTGAATACACTGGTTGTTGCTGTATAATAACAGGTTGCTGTACAACTACAGGTGGTTCATAATAGCGTGGACGACTAAGTTCATAGCCAATTACGCCACCAATAAGTGCTGGAGCAATCCAATTGCCCCCACCCCCGTAGTACCCACCACGATAGTGTCCACCGTGATGATGCCATTGTGCGTTAGCTGTGCCAACGACTGCTAACATTGAAAGTGTTAAAAGTAATTTTTTCATAATAGTCTCCCGGCTATACTAATATAACGCCCTAGACTAGTATTTAGTTGACTTATTTTGGTTCTTTACGAGCGTTTTTAACTGCGGTAACATCGTTGCGTGTTTCTTTGCACAGTTTGGCTAGATCTTGACAATGCTTACGAACACGGGTGCCGGCAGCGCCAACTTCCTTGTCATAAAACTTTTCAAAGTCTGCTTCCATGGCTTCTACGATCTTTGTGAATTCTTGATATTTGTTTGCTGACATAATAGTCTCCTTAGGTAATTACTTATGCGCAAGTATAACACCTAAGAAAATAATAGTCAACTGTCTGCAAACACATTTGGCGATCCGGTAGCCGCAGCATTTGGCACCCAGTTACCGTGTCCGCCGGTGGCATCTCCCAAACGATGTACAGGAATATTGTTGACAAATACTGTGTCACTACCTGCAACCGCAGGATCTCCACACTCACATTTGTCACCTATTCGAACTGTGGCATCATTGTTGGTAAAAACATTTGGACTGCCTGATGCATAATAGGTCAGATGAAATGGCACCTTGTATCCTGCGTGTCCCTGATGATGGTCGTCGTTTACTCTTACTACTGCTGGCATTGTTTTTCTCCTTTATACCGTTTGATCAAATGCACCATTAATTGGTCCAATGTTGATTGTTTTACTTCCATTACTGCCGCCGTTGTTAGCATTAGCAGTGCCAGTTAGACTAAAGCTACCACCTGCAAATGCACCACCTGCACCATTAAAATATTGACTACCACTTGCGGCAGTACTAGTTACATAATTATTCCACGATGTGCTGTCGGCATTTGTTGTACTCCAAACTATGGTAATGTTACTAGTATCTCCGTAGGCTCTAATTGTTATTGTAGCGGCTGGCGGCACATAACCGCAAGTTGGACTATTGTAAGCCACAACAGATGTATATGTCCCGCCTGATCCGTTCCAGTAGTCTTGTTGCAGAGTAGTTCCATTGCAGTACTGTCCACCTTTGGCAGTACCGTATGGATAGTTACTTACTGTAAATGATCCGTTGTAACTTCCGTTTGCTCCATATGTACTGTCTTTAACATAGATAACAAAACTATGACTACCTGCGCTTGAAGCGGGGATGTAGAAATAGTGATTATGGTTATTACTATTTTGAATAGTACCGCCATATGGCCCACTGCCGCCGTCCAGTGTGGCAGCCAAGTAATTAATATCTAAGTCTGTATGGAATGTTACTGTGATAACATCGCTCGGGTATGCTGACGAAACAGTAACATTTGATATAACCGGTGCGGGTGCTGATATGGTTATTGTAGGAGTTTGTCTTGTATGACCCGTTGCGGTAAACTTTGCATAAAATATATAAGATCCCGGTGCAACTCCTGCATAAGCACCGGTATTGGTGTAGCTACCATTACTGTCAAGGGAAATAGCAGGTTGGTCGTAATTAGTACTGTTTACACTCCATGTAAATGTATCGCTAGGAACGCCGCCTGTGATTGTAAGAGTTGTTCCGTTAGGATAGGTAATCGAAGTAGGACTATTTGTAAGTACCTCGTTATACGGAGTCCAGGTAATGGTGGCAGTACTACTAGTTACCGAACTTGCAGGATTGCTAGCTATTAAGTAGATAGACAATGTACTAGTGGTCGTGCCAGTAATAGGTACAACCTGTGGGCCGCTAGGGCCTTGCAGATTGCCGCTTATATCCTTTGGTCCGTTAAATCCGTTACTGTCAACATTGTCGTAATATACCAATTTGGTAGCATTCGATGTGGTCCAATTATAATATGCAGTAGTTCCTACCCTAGTAGATACAGATAATAAAGTAGAAGAATTGTATGGGGGTGCGTTTAATGTAGCCCCATACAATCCAATACTTACTGCATTGTATAATGTATAGGTCAAAGTTGAATCGGTACCGTAAACACCGATACCTGCTAGGGCTATCGGAGTAAGATATACTGTGTAAGATCCAGCTGGAAAATAAGTTGCAGTGTTGGCATTAGTTGATAGATTTTTAGAGGTATTACTACTATACGAACCTTGACCACTGGTGTTTACAGTAATACCAACAGCACTAGTTCCGGTTGATGTCCAAGTTACAGTTGGCGCACTGCCTACAACATAGTTTGTTCCGCTTATTGGCGCACTGCTCAAAGAAGACGACGATATGGTAGGTGCTGCTACAATGGCAAAACTAAGTGATATTGTACCTGTAGTACCAACACTATCAGTTGCAGTTATCGTCACTGAATAAAAGCTACTGACCGTAGGTGTACCGGTAATAAGTCCAGCCAAAGCGCCCGTACCTGATAATGATAATCCAGGAGGTAGTGAGCCCGATGTTACTGCATAGGTATAACCTGTGCCACTGCCGCCAGTTGTACTAATATTAGTGTACTGACTAGGATAGTATGAACTATTGTTACCTGAAAAAGAAGAACCAACTTGTCCTAACAAGCCGGTACCTTGATTTGATGATACTACCAATGGCGGATAGGTTACTGTTACGGCTGCATAGGTATGTATAGCATTGCCGGCACTATATCCACCACTAGAGTCTCCATCACCTGTGGTTGTCCAATATACAAATACACCATATGTTCCGGGTGAGATCCAATATACACCACTAGCTGTAAAAGTTCCATAGCCGGCGTCACCTTGACTACCTGATAATGTATTAGTTACCCTGTTTGCATACCCGTTAGCTGAATCCCAAGTGACTATTTGTGTACCCGGGGCGCCTTTGACAGTATAGGTAAATGTACTTGTAGTATAACCACTAGTCGGGCTTACAGTTATATCTTCTGTATAAGCAATTCTGTTTTGCGTTAAAGTATGATTTGGATTACTCAATCCACTTCCTGTACTGATGCCGCCAGCAAAAATAGTGAGATAACTCGTCTCGGCTGATACACCCACCGGAGTAGTTACTGTATAGGAAACAGTTTGAGTTTGGCCAACATAGGTAAAAGTAAAACTTGAAGGAGTTATAACAGTTGAACCGTTACCAGAATAACCTATAGTTACAGTTCCAACGGTGCCACTAGACATGGTAACCACAAACGATCCTGAACTAGTATATGCACTAATACTAGACTTTGGTACATTAACTGTGTTACTAGCTGATGAGAAAGTTATTACGCCGTAGGTCAGTGATGTGTCAGCAATTGATATCAAACTTGATGTAACCTGTACAGTACCGCTGGTTGAATTGATCCTAAATTGAATTTGAAAACTTTCGCCGCCCTCAGTCAAATGATCTGCCAAAATTGATCTTGATACTAGTGCGGAGCCACTTGATATTGTTACTGAACCACTAGATACTAGATCAACAAAATCAGCCGGCCCAGCTGAGCCAGTCGTTGTCCAGTATATTGTCGTACCGTCAGTAACATTACTAGTAGTCAATGTCACTGCAACAAAATTGTTAGTTGTTTCGTTTACACTGGTAGGGCTTACGCCAACAAAGTAAGCAGGCAAAACAATTGTATTACTGGTTCCGGCAGCACTGGTCAAACTAGAACTGTTTGTAGCAGTCACAGTCCAATAATAGCTGGACCCTGCTGTTAGATTAGATAAAGATTTACTAGTGGTAGATGATGTAGTTTGTACTCCGTAATTGTCAGTAATTGTGTAACTGGTAATTGATACGCCAGTACCACCGGTGTCACTAGGAGCAGTCCAAGTCAAACTGGCAGTGGTACTGTCTAAAGTTTTTGTAGCAGTCACACTGGTTGGAGCATTAGGTGCGCTGGCCGGAGTAACTGAACTAGAAATTGCTGCGCTACCGGTTCCCTGAGCATTGGTCGCAGTCACACTGAAAGTATAAGCAGTGCCTTTGTTTAGTCCTGTTATAGTAATAGTACCAGTTGATGCTGTTAGTGATCCTGTAAATCCGCCGGGACTGCTAGTTGCCGAATAACTAGTAATTGCCGATCCGCCATTATCTAGAGTGCTGACAAGTATGCTGACACTAGCAGTTGATACTCCCACAGTGGCAACAAAAGTAGGGGTACCTAACGACGGCGCCCCTGGCACAGATAACGGTGTAAAAGAATAACCTGCACTGGGATTACTATACCCAATTCTATTACGAGCTGTGGCTGTAAAACTATACAAGGATCCTTTGTTTAGTCCTGTAACTGTAATAGTTCCGCCGATGGCACTTGCTCGAGTTCCACTATGGCCCAACCCATCACTTACTGTGTATAAATCAATAACAGCGCCACCGTTGTACGGAGTACTTACTGTGGCATTGATTCTACCGTCAGTAGTATAACTTGGATATTGCACAATATTTGTAATACTTGGTGAACTAGGAACATCAGCTGGGTTTATCTCGTTACTATCAACACTTGCTCCATAGACAGTTGCGCCATCTGCAGGAATAGAATTGGTAGCATACACTGTAAATTTATAATATTTGCCATTAGTCAACCCAGTTACTGATATCGTATTAGTAGTGCTGGTAAACTCAAGTGCTGCATCAGCGTAAGGACCACCAGTGGTGTTACTAACTACAGTAGTTACAAAATAATTAGTAATACTTCTACCACCGGTGTCACTAGGGGAACCTATGCTGATAGATGCAGTGGTTCCAGATAATGCAGTTGCGGATGCACTGGCAGGTGCAGTTGGTCTAGTAATTGGGGTGATACTGGTACTTGATGTACTATATGCGCCGTAAGTTGATCCGGCGGTATTCGATGCACGAACTTGGAAAGTGTAGGCAGTGCCTTTGGTCAACCCCGATACTATGACAGGACTTGACGACCCTGTGTTTGTTAGGCTTCCTGGAGATGATAGCACATAATATTGGTCTACCACAAGTCCGCCGGTGTCAATGGGTGCTGTAAAATACACAGTTACTCGTCCATCTGATGTGTACACATTAGAAGTAGTAGGAGTACCAATGGTTGGTGCATTTGGCACTGTTACGGGTGTAACTGCTGTGCTGAACCCACTATAGGTACTTGTGCCAACTGTGTTAACACTATAAACTTTAAACTTGTATGCGATGCCTTTAGTTAGTCCATTAACTGTAACAGACGATGCCTGACTGCTAGTGGATGCTACTGTTTGTGGACTTGTGAAAGTAGTTCCGCCAATATTAGTATCACTACTGTTACTGTTTAAATATGCCTCAGCACCGTAAGTCAAGTTAGGTATGTTGGTATTGATAACTGCCGATGTTAACGGAACAGTCACTGATGTAGTGGTACTTACATAGGCTGTAGAATATGTTGGAGTACCGATAGTAGGCGTACCCGGGATATCCCATGTGTAAACAATATTACTCAAACTGCTTTCAACAGTATCGCCTATCTGGTTTGTGGCATATACTGTAAATGAGTATTGAGCACCTTGAGTCAATCCACCAATGCTAATTGGACTAGTTGTCCCACTAGAAACCGATAATGTTTTAGTGGCAGAAGGTTGATTGTAGGCAGTTGCACTATAAAGCAATGTAAGGCTGACACCACCGTTGTCTGTACTAGGTGTAAATGCCACACTTACTGAATTTACACCGGTAGGAATTGCTGTGCCGATTGTTGGTATACTAGGTTTTGTTCTTGGTGTAATCGAATCGCTAGTATTCGAATTAACACCATTGCCAATTCGATTAGTTGCATATACTGTAAAGGTATAAGCAGTGCCTTTGGTCAATCCGGTGACGGTGATAGCGCCTCCCAGTGCTGTGGTCACTGTGTTGGTCAAACTACCGGGACTACTAGTTGCTGTATAACTAGTGATGACAGCGCCGCCATTGTCTAATGGTGCGGTATAGTTAACTGTAACTGAACCTGTAGTTCCTGTATTAGTAGTAGGTGTTGTTACCGATGTTATAGTAGGTGCATTTGGAGCGTCTGCCGGAGTAATACTATTACTGGTGTTTGAATTTGCACTATTACCAATACTGTTAGTTGCATACACAACAAATGTATAAGCAGTACCTTTGGTTAGCCCAGTAATCGGTATAGTTCCACTGCCGGCTTGACTTATATAATTTGTAATATTACCAGGTGTTGATACTGCGGTGTATCTGGTAATAGTAACACCTCCTGTGTCTGTTGGTGCAGTAAATGGAACAGACATACTGGTTCCACTAGTAGCGTAGATAATTCCAATAGTAGGAGCACCGGGCGCAGTTGTTAGAGTTATCGAACTACTTGGGGCACTATATATACTAGTACCAACAGTGTTAGTAGCAGTGACTCTAAATGTATATGCTACGCCTTTGGACAATCCGCTAAATGTTGCACCAGCAGGAGTACCGCTGGCAGTTAATCCGGTGGTAGAATCATTAGATGCTGTATAGGCAGTTACAGTATAGCTGGTAATGGCACTACCTCCATTATTGGCCGGAGCAGTGAATGTTATATTGGCAGTGGCAACTGACGAGGTAGAAACACTGGTGTTAGTGACCAAAATACCAGTTGGTTGGTAAGGAGATGTAATTACTGAAATAGCCGGGCTAGTAGCAGAACTCACTGCACTGTTTCCAACGGCTGTAGTAGCATAAACTTTGAAGGTGTAACTTTGTCCCCCAATTAATCCATTCACTGTTACGGGGCTAGTTGTTGAGATTTTGTATACTGCTACTTGTACCCCTCCAATAAACCCTAATACAGTATATCCAGTTATTGCACTGCCACCATTGCTTCCAGGAGCAGTAAATGCCACACTAGCGGTTGGTCCATTTGTGTAGGTCACTGAGCCAATTGTTGGAACACCGGGTGTAGTATAGGTTGTTATGCTGTTGCTAAATCCACTCAATGCGCTGTCAAGTGCAGAATTATGAGCCAGCACTTTAAATGTGTATGCTGTGCTCAATCCCAGTCCTGATACATTCACAGTTCCGTTTCCTGAACCATATTTCCGTCCGGTGATACCAGTTGACACGCTTGACTGATAGGCTGTTGCTTGATAATAAACTATTGCGGCGCCACCATCGTCTGCAGGTGCTGTATATGTAATAGCGGCACTGCCAACTGCTGTGATAGAAAATGTATGATTAGCAAAATCTAATATGTGTGCAGACAAAGAAGTAGTGTAATTATGATCATATACTCCAAGCGTAATTGTGCCCTCTGTGACCAATTCTAAATTGTGTTTAGCAACAGGTAAACTATTAATAAAAGGCAACACCATTGTATTGTTGACCAATGTATCATTATTGTTTTGTATAAAGTAAAATTTACATGAAGATGCGTTTAATGCTGTATACCAAGGACCTTGAACGCCGTCATAATAATATTGATATCTAGGACTGCTGGCTTTTAAATTTGCAAGATTAACAGTATTACCACTAGGATCACCGGGTACTGCAAATGCATTGGCCAATTGTTGTTGTGGAACTGCTGCCGGATTCTCTGCACCATTAAATGTTATATCCATTGGTCCACAACAATTGCCAACGGACCTAGGCCAGTTACCAGAGCTTGTTCCGTAGTTGCCTACTCCCATAACTGCTAAATGGCCTCCGGCACTAGTTCCAGTTACCATTAGTCCGTAAGTATTAACATAGTTATATATTGTAGACCAATAAGGACTTTGACTATCTCCTGCGCCACTGACCAAACAATACTGTAATATTGTTTGTATATCATTAATCGAGTTAGGATAGCCGCCAGTGCCGTCGCCGCCATATCCATAGGCTGCCTGAGAAACTAGTCGATAGTTACAATTTATAACAACATATCCGGCTTGTGCGACTAGCTGTACCTCTGCATCATCATTGACGGTGTACGCGGCCTGGCTCGGTGTAAACCCGCTGGCGCTCTTTGATCCGCCGGTCCAGCCGCCGCCGTGTATGTGCATGATTACACCTTTTATTGTACTATCAGGAACTAATAGATCAACTTGTTGTAGAAAGTTTGTGCCGTAAGGTATGTCATAAGTAGTAGTGACTAAAGCGTTCGGTGTGGAAATAACCGTAGCTGTCCCCATGGTCGGTGCACCTGGAGGTTTTGCAGAGACGGCAGTAAAGCCTACCCCCTTTGCTGTCATTGCACCTAATGTTCCCAAGACTGGCATGGTATCAGCCTTTAAGCAAACCTAGTTTGACTTGCTAGTATGGTATATGTCTTGGTATTAGTTTTGATAATATTAATTGTATAAATGTCTATTGAACTTAAACTGCCAGCCGATGCAGTAGCACCGCCTTGCCACCTTGATATAAAAGAGTATCCATTTGATCCACTGGCGTTGCTGTCAATTCTAAATCCTGTTAGATAATGTGCAATGTTACTACAGTTGACCAACATTGCTACAGTAGTTGACTGCCCGATTAACATGATACTTTCAAGAGTAGTAGTACCATCACCCCTAAGATTTATAACAAACGAATTGGCGCTGGCTGAAGTATAATATTGAACAGCCTGAGTTGACACATCAAAGTTTGTGGTAGCAGCCGGTGCGCCAGCAGTTATAGTAGCAGTCTCAAATATTGCTTTGGTTACGCCGTTCCAGACTGTGGATGATACTTTGGTTGTCATTATATTTCCCGTTAGTAGTATTTATGGTACAGTATTTGGCTCAATCTGTTGCCAGACTGCTTGTTCTTCTAGTGTTGCTGCCATATACTTTTGGTAGTCTTCTGCAACTCGTTGTGTATATGTTGGATCTTGTCTAATTGCTAGATTACGACGAACAACTTCATCTAATTGTTCTCGAGTAAAAGTTTCATAAACTACAATTAATTCGTCGCCGGGTATTTCATTAACGCCCGCTACAAATATATCAATTACCTGTTGTCTTGTTAGCATATATTATTCCTTATGGTCTATCGTAAAACATGTTGAATCCTGTACCTGGATTATAGGAAGTTTTTGGGCCAGTAAATGTTTCTGGAGCGGATCCAAATGCATCACGGAATTGTTGGGAGGATGGATCTATAGCGTTGCTTATGCAAAAACTACACCAATATACCAATCCGCCATAATCCGGTGCTCGATACAATTGATATCGAATTACCCCAGGATCTTGAGTTACATAAAACGTTCCACTACCGGCGTAATACTGATACACTGCATAGGCAAGAGCAGCAGAGTAGGCGTATCCGCTTTCTTGTAGGAAACCCTGATATATGGTATACGGAGAATAGTTTGTATTTGCCGCAAGAGATATCGTACCAGAGTAACTAGTGTATCCTGATTTACTAACTGTTACTCTTGCAGTCGTGGCAGAATGTGGCCCGTTGTAGGTTATGTATGTTCCAGCACCGACGGCTAGTGTTCCCGAGGTTGGTTGATTGAAATATAAATTTCTATCAAGTCCAGCATCTGTTGTAACCGAATAACTTGCACCGCTAATAGATGATCCATTGCTTATAATCACTGTGGTTCCTTTAGTATTAGTATACGGAGGATAGCTCTGGTAATACAATGTTGTTGATAATGTGATACCGGTAATAGTGGGCTGAACATATCCACATAATGGACTATTGGCTTGATATAGACTACTGTATGTTCCACCACTGCCATCGGCATAGATATAATATAGATTGTAATTTCCAGGTCCTGCACAGAACTGTCCCTGATATGTGCCACGAGGAGTATAGTTTGGAGTGACACTGTTACTTGCTACACTATAATTACTGTTACCTAATGCATTGATTGCAACTAGCTTAAATGTGTAGTTGGTCCCTGCAGTCAATCCATTGACTGTAATAGTGCCCGAGCCCGATTGGCTCACTGTGCCGGATTCTCCGTTAAAAGCATTGTTGACTAGTGCATATGCAGTATATTGTATAATAGGTTCACCACCATTGTTGGGCGCAGTAAATGAAACGGTAGCCGAAGTTGCACCATTAGCACTAGCACTACCAATGACGGGAGCATTCGGTATTGATGCGTATACTACTCCATTACTACTTTGACTCAATAAACTACTGCCGTAGTTGTTTTGTGCGTATACTTGAAAAGTGTATGATATACCTAAAATTAATCCTGTGGCAGTTATAGGAGAACCGTTTGCGGTAAAAGTATAATTGCCAGGAGTTGAAGTTGCAGTATACAAAGTTACTGTAGATCCACCATCATAGTTTGCAGTAAATGGTATGCTAATGGCTGCGCTGGTTCTGGTGGCTGTACCTATAGTAGGTGCCGTTGGTTTGCCTGCGGCTCCAAAACCTAGAGCTTTTATTGATGCATTACCTCTTGATCCTAATAGTGGCATAGTGTATTCTTAAGCAAATTTAGTCTGTGTCCCTAATACTGTGTATGCAGGGATATTAGAAGTTTTAATAATGGTTAAAGTATACACATCAATAGATGATGCGTTGCCAGAAGAAGGAGTAGCACCGCCTTGCCATTTGACTGCTATATTTGTTATAATTCCGTCAATGGTTATTGACGCCAAGTAGTGTGAAGTACTAGCACATGTTACTAACAATCCAATGGAAATAGATTGCCCAACGGTCAGCATGGACGACAATGTTGTTGAATTGTCGCCTCGGATATTCAAAGTGAATGAAGTGGAGGTATTTGTTGTATAGTACTGTACTCCCTGGACAGCTGCATCAAAATTGGTTATCAATGCAGGTGCTGAATTTGTAACAGTGGCTTGTTCTATTAATGTTTTAACTGATGCATAACCGTTTAAGTTAATGTTTCCTGTAAGTGTAGGGTTAGTAAACAAAGTGGTCTTGCTTTCATTGGCAACATTGCCTAATCCAACCATTGCGGCTGTAATACCCCCAACTGTGCCAGTAAATGTAGGACTGGCTAATGGAGCTTTAGCAAGTTCAAGTTGGGTAACTGCTAACTGTGTATTGGTTGCTGTTATTGAACCTACAGGACTAAACACAATAGATGATGCTGGGGTCGACACACTGGTATATCCATCAACTTCGGCAAACACAACCGTATTAGCTGGGACGCCGACAGTCAAAGTAAAACTGGTGGAGCTGGTTTCGATATATTCAGACGGAAATTGTCTTACACCGTCTATGTATACTCGCAACTGGCCGGCACCCGGAGTGTAAGTACCAGTACCGGAAAATAAAGTCTGCCCGGCGGTGGCAGGAAATGTATTTCGAACAGTTGAAATAGTGTTGCCCACAGTGCCTGCACCGCCAGTTTCTAGTGACCAGAAATAACTGCCACGGCCTGTGGTTTTAAGAACATACCCTACAGACTCGCCTGTAGGTAAAAAATTAGTAAGAGCATCGGCTTTGTTGTTTGCACCGGTTCCTCCTTGTGCAATACCTAGGGCTGTAATCCAACTGGGGTTTGCATAAGATCCAGTGGTAACAACTCCGTTGGTAACTGTGTCTGCATTGCCGGTTAAATTGCCAACAACATTGCCAACAACATTGCCAACGAGACTGCCTGTTATTCCAGCGGTGATAGTACCTGCTGAAAAATTACCGTTGTCATCTCTATAGACAATTGTACCCGGAGTATTAAACTGTGTTGCATTACTGTTAACAATGAAACTAGTATTGGTCAATTGATTGGCGCCGAATGTGGTTGAAGCAACATCAATACCTGCACCGCTGGTAGATAATGTCAGTGTACCGTTATTGGGGCTAGACCAAGATACTGTACTGCCATTGGTGTATAAAAATTTACCATCTTGTCCTACAACACTGGGAAATCCAATTGACGCGGCACTGACCCATCCTGTGTTGGCGCCATTGGTGCTCAAATACTTTCCACTATTGTTCAGTTGACTCGGTAGCACTTTAGTTTCGCTAAGACTCGTGATCCAACTTGGATTAGCATACGAACCTGTGGTGTACACTCCGTTGGTCACTGATCCGGCAGTGGTAGCGGTTGTTGCTGTGGTAGCTGTGGTTGCATTGCCATTGAGACTAGCTGTGATAGTGCCTGCTGAAAAATTACCGCTTGAATCTCTGGCAACAATTTTGCCACCAGTATTGGCATTGGTTGCATCAATGCCTAGTGTAACAGCCGCTGATCCATTATAACTTGTACCTGTTAGATAAGTACCGATAGTTAAAGAGTATAAATTACCACCTAGTGCGACCCCACTAATAGTGTTGTTTTGTAACGCATTATTTGGAATATTAAGTATTTGGCCAGTTCCGCTGATTGTAATGTCACTGGTTACTGTTTTGCCACCATAAGTAACACCGTCGCCAACATACACTTTCTTTTCAACTGTGTCGTAGATAATTTCACCATCCAATGGCACAAATGCTAGACGGTCAGTAGTTGGGCCGCGGCGTAGTAATATACTTCCTGTGGGATTTGTCATAAAAATATCATTAAGTTATGATATTTATGCTACTGTATATGTGGTAGTTGCAATTGGGCTGACCACTACATCTGTATTATTAGATAAACTACTAGTGGCAGTTGCTGTTATTGTACGAAAACCTACAGATTCTGCTCTAATTGTGATAGAACCCGAAGGTAACTGTGGCCCTGTAGTTATATTGGTCGTTACATAAGTTGAATTGGCTGATTCCCAAAAAATTGTTATACGGTCGCCTATGTTTACACCAGTTGGACTGACTCGCAATTTAACTGTAGGAGGACCAATAACAGAATACAATGCTGTAAAAGTGGTTGTTTCACCGGTAACAGTATTATAAGCAGTTAAACTTACGCTTTGAGGTCCTATAGTGCCCGGTGCTGTAAATGTAGCAGAACCGTTGGCTGTTTGATTGTTATCAACAACATCAATCGTAACATAATTGGTATTTGTTGTGGTCCATGTTAGAGTTTTTACAGTGTTTGGATGAGCGTATTGTTCTATTGTTACTGTGATAGTGGGTTTTGTGATTGGAGGTGGTGGAGGTGGTGGAGGTGGTACATAAGGAATAATGATGTCAGCATCGGTGTAGACTTTGTTAGGATCAAAAGTGCCTTTTCCCACCAACGGCAATGCACCTGCATCAAACTGTATGCCTGCGCCATCCGTAAAGAAACCCCCATCTATTGTAGAAACAACTAGATAGGGGTAGCTTAGATTAACGATAGGGCCACCGTCAATAAGTGTAGGGCCAAAACTGTAGCTAGAATCTAGCGCGGCACCTGCTTCTAATTTATAAGTCATAACATATTTATTATGACTTGATTAGACAATTAAGAGATGATGCTGCTGGCAGTTACAGGCTGGATTCCGGTAGTTTGGAATATGTATTGATTGGCTATTTCTTTGTCTGTTAATGCAGGGCCAATAGCAATACTGGCGCGGTTAAAAGACAAATCTGAGTCTGGACTAACAGTCATCAGTGCAGGTGCCATTCCTGGCCCATTTTTAGTCATGGCTAACACAACAGGTTTACTAATGGTTACTGTCATCATATCTTGACTTTTTAACTTGCCAAGAATTTCTTCGCCGGAACTCATTTTGAAGGTAATAATATCACCTTCATCTAATTTTGATTTATCAAATAACATTTTAGCTCGCTAACTTTTTCTTTAGATCACCAAATCCGCCAACTAGAACATCATCCATAAAAATCTGTGGAAGTGTTCTTGCATTAGGAACTGCGGCTTTTAAATCATCGATGGTTTTTGGACCTGTAGTGATATTGTTTTCTGTAAACTTGATACCCTTAGATGTTAATAGGGCCTTGGCTTGAACGCAGTAAGGGCAATCGTCCTTACTCCAAATAACTGCTGTTGACATAATTTTCTCCTGTAACTTTCGCTTTGTATTTACACTATTATAGAGCCGGCAGCTCGTCATAGTCAATTGAATCGGACATCACACCGATAACATAATTAGTACTTTCGTTTTCTTGTAATGCTGTTTGTTTTTTACTTGTATCCGTATGTTTATTAAACCACGGAATAGGTGTGTTTTTAGGAGCAGGATGTTGATACTTGATACCGATATCCTTTAATGCACCTACCGCTGTGTAATCTACAAAATCTTTTAGAATATTTGCATTTAGTCCAATTACAGGGCCTTTCTTAAACAAGTATACTGCCCAGTCTTTTTCTTCTCGGATAACATCCATGTAAAGATTGTACACTTCTTGTTCACAATCAAGTTTGGCGTTAGCAAAGCGTGGATCTTCTTTGACCACTTGGTTGATCAAGTAAGCAGTCCAGCCTTTGTGTAGCAGTTCATCTTGTAGGATCAAACTGATAATGTTGCCGTTACCAATAAAGATCTTGTTCTCTACCATGGCTAAACTAGTAGCAAAGCTAACCATAAAACGGAACGCCTCTAACGCATAACTAGCATGCAGTGCCATCCAGATTGCTTTGATATGTTCGTCTTCGGAAATGAATTCACCTGTTTCTTTACGACAATTAATTAGATGTAAATTATCATAATATTTTCCTACACTTGACGCCATACCCACAATTTCTTCTGTGTCGTGAATTGTGTTGAACACATCCTTGGGCACATTATATATGTTGCGGATAATGTGACTGTAGCTTTTTGAGTGAATGTTAGTTTCAAAGAAGCCCCAGTTGTACATCAATGCCTCCACTTCGGGCAAACTGCATACAGGAGTGAATACCTGTGTTGGTCCACGACCTTGCAAACTGTCCAATGCTGTTTGACGCAGTAGATTGCTGGTAAAGATGTGCTTGACAGCATCACTTGCTTCTTTGAAGTCATTTGAATCTTTGGTAAGACTCACTTCCTCGGGTTGCCAAAAGAAACCTCGAGCGGTGGCGTCAAAGTCTGCAATCTTTTTGTATTTGACTTCTTCAAAGCGTTGGATAGTAACTGGACCTGCTGGGTCCAGAAACATTTTGCGACCAAGGTAATCTGTTTTTGTCTTTAAATTGTATTGGGCAGTGCTCATAGTGTGTCCTGTTTTGTCAATTCTGTAGTGTTCCACACATTTCTATTGTGTACAACACTGTTCTTTAATAATCTCCAAGTTTTTTCTTGGGGTGTTTCTGTCCACTCAAAGTACAAGCTGGTCAACGGCGGTCTGCCAGTTGATTCATCATATAGACTTTTGTGTTGGTAGTAGTATTTAAGCCAAATCAGTTTTCCGCTGGTCATCGTGGTAGGCCACCACGCAAACCGCTTATTTTCCATTATTTTGCAAAGTGTTTGAGCACCACTTCCAGCTTGTCTTCATACTCAGCTATGTGTGCAATTTCCGCTTCCACAGCGGCCATCCAGTCAGTGTGATCATGAATAGCCATGGGGTTGTTCAGCATGATCTCCGTATTCATTCGATGTTTTTGCACCTGTGCTGAAAAATGTGCTTGCAGTGTGGTTAATAGTTGTTCTCTCATTTTTGTTTCCTTAATACATTATTTCTTTTTTCGTACTGTGATAGCTTCTTCAATCAGTAACGCAATTATTATGCCTAAAAATATCAGTCCCGCAATACTGTTCCATTCCATTATGCATTCTCCTATGCTCGCAAAATACTGATCATGTGTTCTGCCAACATGATTGTAAAACGAATCCATTTGATCAGTGCCATATCAAGCCATAGTGATGGCAATAGTTGCCAGCATAAAGATCAATACTGCGCCCACAATGGGCAACACAATATGTATGTGTTTGACCACTTCTTCTACTGGATCCTTTTCAGGTTCTTGATTCATACTTCTTCTTCCTTGTGTTCACTGGGATATTTAGCACTGGTATATCTCACAATTAACACACTGACAGCAATCACAAAGGTTGATCCAGCCACCGCTATCATTTCATCTATCTTGATGGGAAGGTGACTCATGATATCCACCATGTGTCGAGTCAGTGCTGTGATGGCGATGTACAGCAGGAAACGCACAGGCATGTGATTGGTTCTAAAATAGATACCCACCATGGCGCCAATTTCCAAATAGATAAACATCAACAAGAGATCGCTCACAGTGGCATGATGCTTGGCGAACAGTTCCACAAAGGTCCAACCCGCGGCCCATACCGTTGCGGCACCTATGCCAAACAGGGCCAGTTTGTGAAACACACTCACTGCCATATCACCTACTCGATCAATGTCTTTCATTCGTAGACTCATATTTGGCCTTGTTTCTGAACACTCACAGCCCAGTTGCCACGCAGAGCAAAATACAAGCCACCTGCCCAAAGGCTAAAGTGTAGGTAATCAGTGACAATAAAAGCCAGTAGACTTTCGGGTTTAATCACGGTCCAGATAACACCAGTGGCAATACACGACATCACAATGCCACTGAAGCGGGTCAACATATCGCCTAACACTGCTACAATATGATTATCTCTAATGCGTGGCAGTGTGGCTAATCCGCCTGCCAATAGACCCACACCAGCGGCCAGTTCACCGAAGCACACAAAGAACCATACCAAGGGTGGAAGACCAAAGCCCGCACCCACAGCAGGATCAAATGGCATCTTGCTTAGACCTTGTGTGATAAACACCAAGGCCAAGGGAATCCTCAGTAGGATGTGACTCCAGTCAAAGTCTGGTAGTCGTTGCCAATAGTTTTTAAATATGTTTGTCATTTTTCAACTCCGAATAGTTTCACTGGGTGACCATTCATCTGAACAGTCCAATGATTTTTATAAAGTATAGGAACAAAACACAAGGTCATTCCAATCATGCAAAATACAAACGCTTTTAATAGTTCTTTCATTTTATTTCCTTAATTACTATATTTTGCGGCAAATGGCCACTGCTATCTTGCTACCCACACCAATCATGCCACACCATGTTCTCAACAAGAGATTGGTGCTTGTCACTCTACTGCCAGCATCGTCTCTGTGATGAACTTCATCTGCTTGACACTTGATCAGCACCGAAGTGATTGCATTGTGGTCGGAATACTCACTCAACTGATCAATCTGTTGCTGATAATGCTGGTCCACAAAAGTTTCCACTGCGGCAATAGTGGCATACACAGTATTACGACCAAACAAGGCAGGCACAGCACCTGTGAGCCAACCTGCTACTCGCCAAGGTGTTTCTAGCCTACTGCGATCATCTACTGACACCAGCTGGTTCATCATGGTCAAATGTTTCTGCTCTACACTACCGTGCTCATCTGCAAACTGCATGAGTTCATGGTCACCACGCCACAGAGCCACGGCCTTGATACCACGATAAATCTCCACAGCACCAACTTCACCAGCATGATCTGATCTCAGTTCCTGCTCTATGTATTTGGAGTCAGGATGTGTGTTCATATCTTGGGTCCTGTAAATATTCTAGTACTGTTTTCACCTGTGCCCAACACACAGGCCATGTCTTTATCAAACTGAATCAAGGTCCATGTTTTGGTTTCTTCGTTGACAAACAGGCTGTATCGCGACACAGTGGCTTCAGGTTCAATGCCAAACCATATGGGTCGTTCCTTGTAGTCTCTGCCGCTCAGTCCTCGCAACAGTGTGGCCGTGTCAGCACATTCCACAGGCTTTTGTATTGTGATGGACTGTGCCGCCACAAGACCTACCACAAACAGAACCAGGATTAAGAAGTATTTCACTTCAGTGTGGCTGTGTAGGCCGCAATGTTCTTGATGTCATCAGCTGAAAGTCCTGCGGCCATGCCCCACATGAGTTGACTTTGTGGTCCACGCTGTTCTTTGTTTTTGTAGGCTGTGAGTTTTTGTACAATCACTTCAGGCCGTTGGCCTGCCAGCTTTGGTCCTGCTCCGCCTTGTCCGGCTGCACCGTGACAGGCTGCACAGGTAGCATATTTGGCCTTGCCCAGTTCAGCATTCTGTGCTGATGCTGATAAGGATACGAATGCCATTACGGCTGCTAACGCTAATGATTTCATTTTGATTTCCTTGTTAAAAATTTACATTTACTTATGCTCACAGCAATATCACAGCAACAAAAATTGCTGTGAATACTAGGAACACTGTGAAATTAGGAGTCATTTTCTTTATCCTTGATTGTGTCCCAGGCCACTATGGCTATCACGGTCGCTATGACTGATACAAAAATAACAAAATCCATGTCAATGGTCATTTTTTCTGTTCCTTGGATTTGTTCACAGCATCACGACTGCGCTGTTCAAAGTCCACCATGTTGTGGTAGCCCATACGATAGCAGGGGCAATGAGTACCCAGTATCCAACGGGCCAAACGGATTCTTAGTCGTTGTATCATAGTTCAACTCCGAAATGTTTCAACAAAAATTCTAAATCGGGATGACCTCGATGAAAGGCAGTATCAATACATTCCCGCACAATCAACTGGGCGAACTTTTCCTCACTGAAGACATAACCGCCTTCTATTCCTTGCCAAATTTCAGCCTGTTGAGCAAGTTGTCGAATTCGTTCGTTCATTCTTAAATTCCAAAATGGTAATTGTTAGGCAAACTTATTTTATAAAACTGTATCCAATCATTGCAAAATTTTGCCCAATTTTCTTTGTCGTTATTAGCATAGTATTGTATACTGGTATCAATCTCAACATCACTGCCATCTTGTCCTAAAAACAAATGATATAAGCCTTCTACCTGTTGTTGTAACGGGCATAGTTTTTGAGTATAATTACTATTTGTTTCAAACCAAGTTAGTGCTTGAATAGAAGTTTGATTACCTTTATTTAGGTTAGTTACCATTGAAGTTAATTCAGTTGGATTAGCATGGCGTCCTAAAAATACTTCATACGCATTCTCTACTAAGATTGAGGTGTCAATACTTTCTCTAGTAGTTTTCAATCGATCACCTAACAAGGCTTCTTCGATCCAATTATTTTTTTCAATACTAACAAAAGGTGTTTGATTATTCATCAATGTGGTCATGATTTGACTCATGTTATATTCTGGATGAGCACCTACAATTTGTGATATAAATGCACTTAATCTAGGTGCCGCAAAACTTGTGCCTTGACTACCATTAAAACCGCTTGGGCTATTTGGATCAACTACAGGTATAGTATAACCACTCAACATAAATGTTACAAACCTAGGATTAGCCATGCTGTAATCAGCTACATCCCAATTGTTTGAGTTTTGTGCAGTCCTGCCTAATGCTCCTGCCACCATTAGATAAGGACTAGCAATTGTTTTGTCAATCCAGGGATACCAAATAGGTTTGTTATCTACTGTAAATATTTGCCCATCCCAATTACCAGCCGCCCATACATTTTCTGTACCTTTATTAAAACAGAATCGACCAAATTCCGTTGGATCGAAATTATAATCATCAACGGGTTCAATGGCGCCTATACTACAATTAATTACTGAAAAAATACCAGCTAATTGTTTAATTTCTGTCAGTAGAATAGGTTCATTTGTAGTGGAACCAATATATGCATATCGATCAAAACTAAAAACGCCGATTGGTATTTTTGAAAATCCATCTGCTAATACAATATCATAAGTTTCTGCACCATGATAGGCATAGTGTAGATTATCAGGTAATCCTTCACTGGTTAATCCGTTAAATGGAGTTTCCATAATTGCCACACCGTTAATCATTCTTCAACTCCGAAATGTTCATCAATCATTTTCATACATGCTTTTCTCCAACCGGCTTCGGACATTGAAGTCAAGTCTCCGGTTGGATCAATTGCTTTTTTACATTCTGCCACAATCAACTCGGCGAACTTTGTTAAATTATTAGAATCCCAAGCGGCACAATTATATTGCCAATTATCTGCTTCGTAAATTTCTTTACTTGAAGGATTGGCCATGATAGCAAGTTCTTGAATTCGTTCGTTCATACACGCTCTTTCAGCATTTGATCAGCACGGGCCACATTGGCCAAACGCTGTTCTTCAGTAAGTTCGTCACAACGGCTGCTGTGATCCGGGGCTCGCAACCACTCTACACCCTTTCGTGGTGCATACACATTCTCAGTGGTGCGGAACACAGCCCAGGTGGCAAACACCATGCTAATGATGGCAATGTGCCCCAGCATGTTGTAGCCGATGGTGAGCAGTTCACCTATATATAAACCAAATGCCAGACTCCAAAAACAGCCCAGTAGGATTGAGGCAAAGTATTTGACATGTGCGGGAGCATGACGCAGGGGATTGATGTTGGGATTCATGAGGTTCCATGAGGAACGAGTCACCAACCAAAAGAATTTGAGTACACTGAACATATGACACCTATCTGTGTGTGTTAAAATGCTAATTATACAGTGTTTTCAGTGTGTTGTCAAGAGTTTTTTGTCCAAAATCCCAATCTATCTTGGCTAGGACTCGCATACCAACTCCATCCCGGTCTATAAGCAACATCATCACCAGCCCAAACCGGAACAATTTCGTCTGCTGTGTGATTGGCAAAGTCATCATTGTATCTTAGGTGTACTTCAATGGCCCTGCCGCCAATATATTCCACATTGATCCATTCTTGAGTAGTGCCTAAAGACTGTAGCCAATCAGGTAAGGCACGTGAGTAATCAATTTTCTTCCAGCGATTGAATCTGTCCAATCTATCGGCATCATCTCTGAATCCCTGTACTGACAGCACTGGTTTGCCCCAGTGATAGTCCACGCTGATGTGATTTCCTACAAGTATTTCACTCCAAAAATAGCCATCCGGCACAGACTCATCGTCCCCAGGTTCTAGCCAACATTTTCTAGCACCGCGGCCCATCATTCTAATGTTGGTAATAGGACGGACAATATAGTTGCCCGACTCGGGCACTGACACACCAGCTGGTCCTGAGGTAATACCTTCATGCTGTGCCACGATCAATTTGTCGTAGATCCACAGCCACTCACGTGGACATGTTGCCCATACATCACAATCACTTATGAACTTAGTATCGTCCACTGGCTAACACAATACGACAAATATGTTCGGTTCGCTCTATATGTTCATAAGCACGCCATGGGCTGGTGTCAATGGCAACCACTCCGTGACCTTTGATGCCCACAATGTCATAGGCAATGTTTCCGTCTCGATCCAACTTGAGATTGGCATGGCACTGGTCTGCAAGCTCTTGGCTAATAGGAGCCACATCGCCCACATTGGGTGCTACTCTGGTATAACGATTTAGTTCTGGAAATGCATCCGAGATAGTGCTGAGATCAATGCCGGCATGCATGGCCGCAATACAATAAGTGGGATGCACATGCACAACCACACGCACTTCACCTGCATGTTGACCCAACTCACGTTGAAGACCAAAATGCAAGGGAATCTCGCCACTGGGTGTCAAATTCTTACTGATGTCAGTGTACGGCAAGTCTCTCCAAGTGTAGTTGAAGACGCCAGTGCCGTGGCCGCTGTTGATGGTTCTATCAATTGCAATCTTTTTGAACTGATCAGGTTGCAGTGTTTGCTTGCGCACACCGCTGGGTGTGATGTAAAAGTGATCACGATCATGGTGCCTGATACTGACATTGCCATCCCTGCTGGTGATCCAATTGCGCTTGTAAGCGTCTTCCAATACTTCACATATGGTTTCTAACATAATAGTTCCTAGAGCTTGCAGGCCTCACAATCGGCCTCGTCATCAAAATTAATTTGTTCAAGTGGCATATCTGGCGGAGTCTCATCAATAGATTTTGATCCTTGCTTATTCACGAGGCTATAGTAGAAGGTCTTAAGGCCCCATAAATGTGCTTGCATCAAGTTCTTGGCAATCAATGTTGTGGGAACTTTCCTATCAGCAAAGTGTGCGGGGTTATAAAAAGTATTCACAGAAATAGCCTGATCAACATATGCCGCAATCACAGCCGCTGTCTTTAAGTAACCATCACAGTCTTTTTGTTCCCACATCATTTGATACTTGTTCTTGAGTTTATGATATTCGGGCACAACTTGCACAAAAGAACCTGCCTTTGATTCCTTAACACTGATCAAGCTCATGGGCATTTCAATACCGTTTGTTGAATTAATAACAACACTGCTGGACTCCACAGGAGCAACAGCCATGAGTGTTGCATTGCGTACTCCATACTGTTTCATGTTGGCACGAAGTGTTTCCCAATCCAGTTCTGGAGTAAAGTCAGCCAGTTCATTCACACCCTTGGCACGCAGTTCCCAAGGGAATATGCCTTTGCCATATCGTGTGTGTTCGCTGTGGGTGCAAGCACCACGCTCCTTGGCTAATTCCACAGTTGCTTCTGTTAGATAAAATGCAAGATGCTCCATCCATGATTTAACTTCTTGCAGTGCATCCTTCTCGCCATATTTAAGGCCGCGTTTGGCGTGCCAGTAGGCTAGGTTTGTAACACCGATGCCTAATGGCGATATTTCATCATTACTTAATTTACTCTGTATGCTTAAAAAGTCCTGATAGTCCAGTATGTTGCATAAACTACGCTGTAAAATACGGCAAGCACGGCGCATATCTTCGGGATTACGGAATGCTCCCCAGTTGATCGAACCGAGCGTACAAAGAGCAATACGGCCGTCCACATCATCAAGACGCTTAAAAGATTTAGTAGGTAATAAGATTTCACAGCATAGGTTACTTTGATAAATGGTGTGGTACTCCGGATCGAACGGTCCTTGATTCTGCACATTGTCAATGAACACCAGATAAATGCGTCCAGTGTCAGTGCGTTCTTTTAAGATGCCACCTTTGAATACATCTTCTGCATTCATTGTTTTAGTACGTAGGTCTTTGCGCTTTTCATATTTCACATACAACTCTTCAAACCGTTGTGTGTTCTTGTAGAACGCTTCGTACAAATCCGGTACTTGGTTGGGATCAAAGAAAGTTATGTTTTCTTTGTTTTTAAATCGTCTCCAGAAAAAAGCGGATAACACAACTCCATAGTCCATGTGTCTAACCCGTGTTTCTTCTGTGCCTTGATTGTTTTTAAGCACAATAAGATCATCAAACTGATGGTGCCAAATGGGATAAAATACTGTAGCACTAGCATTACGAATACCTCCTTGACTACAACTGCGCAGGTCACCAAACCATTTCTTTAAGAATGGGATCATACCAGTATGCATGATTTCGCCACCGCGAATTGGACTGCCCAATGGGCGCAGTCGACCAATCTCTAGGCCAATGCCAGCTCGTTTGCTAGCATACTTGGCCATCATTTCCCCACTGGCAAAGATGGAGTCAAGGTCATCATCACTGCGGATAAGCACACAGCTAGAAAATTGTTTGGTAGGAGTACCAAGACCAGCAAGCACAGGAGTAGCCAGTGTGAATAGGCCATCACTGGCAGCATTGTAGTATTCTTTGATATATCGCATACGAGCCGAGTTGGGTTCTTCCTTGTGAAACACTGTGGCAGCCGCAACCATGTATCTAATTTGTGGAGTTTCATAAGTTTCCTTGGTAGCACGATTTTTAACAAGATATTTTTCAATCAACTGCTCAATGGCGGCATATCCATATTGCTCATCTTTGCTATGATCCAACATAGCATCCATCTTGTTCCAATCGTCTTCCGTGTACCATGACAGTAACTCTTCGGTGTATAATCCTACTTCTACATTCTTCTTTACGATCGTGTAGAGGTGAGGAACCGTATAAGACCCGTATACATCCTTACGCAACATGCTCAAGCGTTGTTTGCCTGCCACATATTGATAGTTGGTATGCCCCACATCTGGATTTGATTCTACATCAATCAAATCAACAATTGCTCGTAAGGTTATTTCGTCAATTTCTTCAGTCGTAATGCCATCGTAAAAATGAGGCTGACTTTTGATTTCAATCATGCTCTGGCTAACATCGGCGGTACCTTGACAGACCTTTGTGATCTGGGCCTGCCACTTTTCAATTGTTAGTGGCTCTTTGTTTCCATTTCTTTTGATTACAGTTATATTGCTCATTGTTCTTTCGCTTGTACAGGTTGTATTTAGTGGAGTGGCTTCATCGTGTAAATCTTCTGTAATCTTAAAGATTTAGGCAATTGAGCAGATAAGATCCAATCTTCTTCTAGGTAGCCGTATACTTTATCATTTATAAACAGTATATAATACACTGTTTTATCGATCGTGTCAAGTGCCACATTTATCGTTGCATTACAATTTTTAAAACGCTCAGTTAATTGTAAAGTATAACAGATGCCGAGAATGATATTGAATTGGCAGTATTCATTTTCTTCAATCAGTTCCCAAGGAGTGGGCCATCTTGAATCGTCGTATGGATCAGTATAAAATTTAGCTCGAGGCAGTTTTAAAAAATACTGTGCCGCAGTTTCTAGGGGATTATCGACCTGTTCGAGGTCCTTTCTTAATTGCATCCAAGATGCAAATTGTGTTTGACTAGCACGGTCAATTACAAACATTAACGCAATAGGTTATAGGTATAGGTTAAGGATGCATTGTTGGCAGTGTCACTGGGCGCAGTGTTGATATAAGAAATTACAACACTTCCATTTTCTATAGTGGCTTTGAAGTAAAGGCTTTCTTCGTCGCCAGTATAACCGCCGGTACCCCATTGAGCGCCAGTAAAGTCAAATTCGTCAGTCAACTGTACACTGTTATGTTGCAAGTCAATCATCAATTGTATGGTGCCACTGCGCATGCGATTGTAGGCACTTGTTCTGTAAACATACTGTACATTATAACTCATTGAAGCGCCCAATGGCAATCTAAATAATTTAAGGAATGTGACAGTGTAAGGAAGTCCCAGACTAACAGGTTCTTGATTGATCAAATTTGCATACCCGCCAACTTCTGAAATATACGATTGAGAAAAGTTAGTGGGATTGATTGACAAATCTACCACACGGTCAAATGTGTCTTGTACACTGGTGTTTCCAGGTTGTGTAAACTGTATTTGACTAAACTGTCCAGAACCATTGAATGGATCTGCATTGCTGGCGCCGCTGTTACCAACATTCAAGAAATTGTTGCCTCTTGATCGATTACCAGTGCCTTTGGTTATTATAATACCCTGTCGAGAAATATAATCAAACGATGTGTTGCTGATAGAGTTTTTTGCAGGTCCGGTACCAGGAGTGTTGCCAATGCCAAATGCTAGTCCATTGAAGTTTCTATAAAAATAACAGTTGTCAATAGTATTTCTGTTGAACCCGATGTCTGCATAGATACCATAGGCCAATGACTGTACAGAAACTTTGTCAAAAGTATTTCGTTGGCAAGTCACTGATGAGTGGGCAGGATCAACATTTGCCAGTATGCCAACACTGGCTGATAATGGACCTACATTGTAAACCCATGTGCCGTTAATTTCAATTTCTTCAAATATACTGTCTCTTACAGAATTTAATTCTATTCCAGTAACATTGTTTTGGTTTGTTCGAATACTGAACGCTCGCAACTTGGCATATTTGGGTTGAGCATTGTATGTGATATTTGTAAATTTATTTCTGCTGTTGGTAGTAGAACTGTCATTGATAAAACTAAACACTGAACTATTATTTGTTCCGGTGTAGCTGAATATGGTTTTTTCTACACCAGTACCTGTGATAAACACATAGCTGGGCAAGTAGATAGTGCTAGAAATAATATAGGTACCAGGACCAAACGACAATTCAACTCGAGCATCTGCACTGCCAACTGTGGCAGGATTTAAGAATAATTGATCTATTGCTCGTTGTATTGCCGCAGTATCGTCGGTGATGCCGTTTCCTCTCACACCAAAGTTATTTGCTGTTACCAATTGATCTATTACATCTTGTAGATTTTGTAGTACAGGATGAGTTGAATCTACACCAGTTCGTATTGTGGGTGTATTTTTAGCAAATTGATAAGCTCCAACAAGATCTAGAAGATTGTCATGCTCAGTAATCACTTTGCTGTTTCCAATAATTGGAGCACCTTCGGTCAACGCACCGTTACCTATGTAAAGTTCCTGAGTATCAATAGCCCATGCCATTTCACCCGATGCCAATTGCGGCAACCCGGTACCCTGTTGCTTTTGACCTCTGCGGACTTGTATTTTAGAAATCTGTAAAACAGCCATGAAAATATCCTCTTATACGATATTTATCACATCTGTTTATAGTACTGTTCCACTCGTTTACACCACTCTTCTGTCCAGTAGTCAAAATCTTCAGGTTTTAGTATAAATTCCTGATAAACAGGCAGATCATTTTCTACTGGTTTGACGCACATCATAATAACACCTTTGCGTATGTTAGTTCCGTGTACTTCGTTGTGTGCCAATGCGTAGGCTGTTAACTGTAGAAAATAATCACCAATCCACTCTAGTTTCTTAGGCTTATTTGACTGTTTGTAATCTAGGATACTTTGATCACCGTTGTGTATGCCCACGCAATCAGTAGTTCCCGCATATAGTTCTGGGAAATATAAGGGAACTTCGTTACCCCAAACTTCACTGACATTGGCAAGTCCTTGTTCTACAATCACTCCAGCCATGCTATGGCTTTGTTGACTGAATGGATTAGTTCCGGGTTCTGACAAAAACCCTTGCTCCACATAGTCTTCAAGGTACTTGTGCATACGAGTACCACGGCCTGCGGCTTCGGTAACTATCTCTTGTGCTTTCTTTTCACCAACAGATTTTTTCCATCGAGCCAGTGCATCGCGAGCTTCTTGTGGTTTGGTTTTATCTAAGATTGTAGTTACACTTGGTACTTTGTGTCCTTGGGGAGTGGCATACAAGCGTTTACCCGAACTGTCGTCTCTTGATAATTTGGTATATGTATATTTGGGTTGTAAAAGGGTCATAGTTCATTATATAGCCTTTTACCCCCTAGGTCAACCGGGTTGTTTGAGTGTTTTGCTCGCGGCTCGTTTTGCACCAGCATCTAACCCAGATTTACCATCATCGGCACCTTTTGTAGGTTCCGGTTTGGCCCGGGTTTTTAATGTGATACCACGACTGTCAAAGTTGTTTACTAGATTTTTTAGTGCGGGTATTTGATCAAACTCAGCTTTGAATGTTTCATAGTCAAAGCTGCCATCTAGAATATTACCAACGGCATCCCAACTGTATGTAGCTGTTTGATTTTTTGAATCTGCTCTAGCTTTGAGAACAGTTAAGGTGCGGATAAGATTATCCGCACCCTCATTTACTTTTTTTTTGAGCTTAGTATGTTGCCTAGTCTGCGGCTGTATTCCACTGACTCACGCTTTTCGCGGCCTGCTTCTTCAGTACCACCGGCCGCAGCAGCAGCTGCATCAAATGCATCGCCTGATGGAAATTCTTCTGCGCCCGGAGTTGCCTCATTTGGAGCTGGGGCCGGAGCACCTTCTGCGCCCATGCCCGGAGCTTCTTCGCCTGTTAGGATAGCAACTGCTTGTGATAATGCCTGACGGTTTGTTTCCAAACAAGTGTATACTTCTTCTAATGCTGGTTTAACTTTTTCTGCAAACTGAGTGCTGGTCTGCGAGCCTAGTTCGTCTCTTATAGAGTCTACTAATTCGAGCATTGTTTCTGCTTTTAATGAAGCCACATCTTCTAACCATCCGGTAAGTTTATCTACCATGTCTCTAGCACTCATGATTAGTGCGGCTTTTTCTTCTTCGCCTTCTAGTAATGTTCTTTCTGCAAGTACATCGCGTAGTACACCCATTGCTTCTTCAATGCTTTCTTTCTTTGCCATTTTAGTAGCTGTGGCGTTCATTACTTCATCGCCTTTGTCGCCATAACGCTTTTTAAATTCGCCTGACTTTTTCTTCATGCCTTTAACAAACTTTTCTTTCTTAGATTCTTCGCCTGGGCTTAGAGTACGCTCTGAAATTGCTTGTGTGATCACATCTAACAATGTGCGATCCTTTTGATAACTGTTGTTTTCATAAACAGCATCATAATTTTGACTGGTTTCGAACGCAACTAATTGTGCTGTGATCTTGTCACGAGCAGATTGCAGTTGTTCCATGGTGAAACTGTCCAAGTTTAATTTATAACCAAATTTCTTAGCTAGGCTTTCGTTCAGCGCCTTGCTTGTTTTTGGATGTGAAAGTTCTGTGATGTTCATTTTTTAGTCCCTAAAGGCTTTAGTATTATTTATCAAAAGGCCGCTTTGAACATTCTGGTTATTTCGCTTTTATAGTGATTGGCTTTATCGCGAGCAAGTTCCCATCTGCACAAAAACAGCATTTTACGGTCAAAATCTTTTGTGTTGTCGTATCTGTATTTGAAAATCTCAGCATCAACTGCGGCAGTCCAATAGTTGGTGTCAAGAAGTTTTACTTCATTGTATTTAACTAGACTACTGCGATCGTAATGTTTGGCTGCAATGGCTGCTGTTGTCTTAAGTCTAAATGTGTCTATATCAAAACCGCCTAGATAGCGTAAACACCACTGACTTTGTTTGTTTTGTGATATTTTAAATCTTTTATAGACTATGCTTCGGTCAGGTAACACTGCCAATGGGACTTTTTTCTTGAATTCATCTTCAAGAAAAGTTTCTAATCGTTCAGCTTGTTTTTTTATTTTCATTGGCAAATACTTGAGGATATATATCCCCCTCTTTAATTACCAAATCTTTGCGTACTAGGCTGGCGATTATGAACTGTTCGTGTTCCGAAAAGCTGTGTAATGGACGACCTGCTCGGCGTATAGTGTCTAACATCTTTTTCTCGGCATTAGACACATACACAGTGATGTCATTAATTTCTGTTATTTTCATCTTAGGCGTCACGATGTGCTAGGCGCTTGAGCAATTGAATAATTTCATTATGGTGGTTATCGCCGTGGCCTTCGTCACCGTGTACTGTCCCGCCGTGTATAGGACTTTGACTATCGGCTGGAGGAGGTAGTATGTCTTCTGCGGCACTAACAACTTTTGCGCCGGGTTTTAACGCATCACCGGCAGCATCTGGTTTCATCTGTAGTGGGTCTTGCGGAGTTGCTCCTGGAAGCAATGCTGTTTTATCAGTAGTAACTACGCCAGTGTCAGTTTTAATAGCCACTTTACCATCTGGGGTAGCTGATTGTACTGTACCAATTGGATCGCCTTGCGCTTCTTCAACATCATCGGCACTACCAAATGGATTTACCGGTACCCATTTGCCGCCAATATTTTGTATAAACTTACTAGAGTCAAATTTGCTACGGATAATATTAGCCACTCTAAGAGCACTTTCAACACTGTCTCTATAACCGTGTTGATGAGCAGTACGCTCATCGTGATTGTCAATCATTCGTTGTTTAAGTTTACCGCTTGCGCTGTCGTATCTATACATTAAATTAGATTCGTCATTTTGGAAAGCCTCCGCTACACCTTGTGATTCCATTGGCTTGATTGGGGCTAGTTTTTCTTTGGCCTTGGCGTGGGTAGCAGCAGGGTCGTGTGGCTTCTTGTTGTGCTTGACAGCTCTAACGCCTTTTTTCTGTTCGCTTATTACATGATTAATTTTCATTGTTGTTCCCCAAGGCTTAATTCAGCACTTTCTAGTTTAGTTATGTATTTATGGAGTTTGTCAATCTGTCCTCGAGCTCTGAGCAGTTTAAATGCCAGATTCTCAACACTAGATTCACCGTTTGACTCGAGCCCTGCTTTGCGTAGTCTACGCAATTCTTCCATAGTATCTTTGGCCTTTTGTAAGTCATCACTGCGCAGAGCTTGATTGATTTGTCCTGCATAGTTGCGAGTTTTACTTCTAATATCTCGAATACTGACATCAGGAGCAGTAGCGTCTGGCTTGCTGATCCAATGATCGTTGAGTACACTGTAAATGCCAGCTGAGTGATGTGGCTGATCTGCAGACTGTACATAAAGCTCAACCGGTACTCCGTTTATCTTTATATTGTAGGTAAAATTGTATTGATTCTTTTTGGCTGTGAACAGTTCTGCTTGAGCAGGTGATGTGTTAACCACTAGATGTAGATCAATATCACTGTATTCACTATAGTTGTAGCCAGCGTTGCTTCCGCTAACAGTGATGTCTTTTAGTCGGATTGGGGTGTTTAAGAAGTTGGCAAAATGTTTGGCAATTTGCAATAGTTTGTGTCTGGCATCTTTGCGCAAACGGTTACCCTGCCATAGAGCCGGATTGAGATCAGTGTTATGACTTAGAGGATTAATTGATAGTTCTGTAAACTGCATTCTGTATTTAACAGAATTACAAGCCTAGGAACTTTAATATATGCGGAAAATTAACAGCATTGATCCACCCGGTGCCAGCGGCAAAAGCCAATCCTACCATGGCATATATTGTGACTTTGCTTTTGATTTTTTCTAAGCTGTTGATCTTTTGAAAGATTTCGTCATGCTGTTTGTTGCTAGCATCGCTCATTGCGCTCAGCTTCTTGTCTAACAAATCTCTAGTGTTGTCCAAGCAGTTATGCATGTCTTTGACATCTGCTTTGAGATCGTCAATTTTTCCTTCTATTGCTTGTATTTTGGTTTCTACCACTGCTACTCGCTCGGGCAGTGTGGCTAATTGTGCTACAGCTTCTTTTGTGGCCATCTGGGCTCTCCAATGTGATAAGTCAAGGACTCGCTCCGAGTCATGTGCCTAGTGTATGATTGAATGCCTATAGATTACTGTGTGCCTTTTACTGTTTATTTATTACTTACAGTCAAATATTATGTTCTTGCCTAAACGGAACATGGGCTTGTCAACTGTTGCAGATTCGGTTAGTCCTGCAATAAAAGGCACATATTCAAATAGCTGTTTTAGCTTGTAGATTTCATCACCGTCTTGTTCAAACAAGTGATCAATTTCCATGCGCCATTCAAAATACCAACAACGGTATTTGGGATTGCCAAATATATCTGCTGAGATTATTTTTGGAGCATCCTCGTAGTAAACATTGCCGCTTAATCCTATAGTCTGGATCACGGTATCAAAGTTCTGTTGCTGTAGTCTTTCTAAATCGTTTCGAGATTTGTAGTGACCGGTAGCTGTAATATCAACAAGGGTGTATAGAATGTAAATCATCATAGTATTTAGACATTATACACTCAGTTAATTAATAAGTCTACCGATCGTACCGCCAACAAAAAAGGACTCCGAAGAGTCCTAATCTGCTTCCCATCCCTGAGAATTAACTTGCTATTAAGCTACTACTAGGCTTGTACCCAATGTAACTGTTGCACTAGCAAAGCTGTAACCGTTGACTGTGCCCAATGCAGCGATACGAGCTTGTAGAGCCGTAGCATCTTGGCAGTGTCCGTCCATGATCACTGACAATGCACCGCTGGTGTCGTTAGCGACAAAATACATTTGTGGCTGCAGTTCACGCAATAATGCTTCGATAGCACCGTCAACGCCTGTTTGAGCGGCCAATGAACCGCCTGCGTCGATCAAAAATGCTTTTAATTGTACTGTTGAAACTAATGAGTTACGGACTGCAAAGTCTGAACCATTTACTCTTGTTGTTGCTGACATAATAAATCTCCTCGGTATGTCTTGCTCATTCTCTATGAGCGGCCCACCCCATGTAGGCCTTTGTATAATTATTTACCAATTTGGTAAAAAAACGGGCTCAATTGGGGGATTTTTAGGAGATTAGATAGAACTAATACAGCGGTTTGCCACTTGAAAACTCTTGCTTATGACAGCTTACGCATGGTTCTTACAAACCACTCATTAGTGCCCACATCGGGAGTGGCAGCTTGCCAACTGGCACTGGCTTTGGCCTTGGCTAATACTTCGTTGCGCTCTGCTTCGTTGGGTATTGCAGCTAAGATGCTTTCAACACTGCCTATTGCACTGGCGTCTTTTCTGTTCAACAAGTAACCTGCAATTTCGTCAGGCTCATCTGTTAAAAACTCGCCCTTCTTGCCCATGGCATCACGCTGATACAATCCTTCGTCTGGACTCCATAGAAAGCCTCGGCTAGTGGCCAAAGTGTTCAACACCATTTGTTTGTTGACACCTTTATATGGACTGCCATGAGGCAAGTCGTGTCGATGGAATGCGGCCACTTTGCCTGCTTTGGGTATGACTTTGATATCAACTTGATAAAATTTATCTTGGAAAGGAATTCTTGTGTGTACTGTTACACCTGCTTTTTTGGTGTTTAGCCCTTTGGCTTGTAAAAAGTCATCTAGTGCTTGTTTTGTAGTTTTGGCATCGGGTGTTTTAAAATAAGCGGCGGCCTGTGTCAAGTCAGTTTGTACATCTAGATCGCCGGACTTTTTGGGGTGCATCACAGCACCGTCGGGCATCTTACCATTCAAATACTTTTTATCTGTACTGTGAAATACACCGCTGTGCAGGTATCCAATTACATCTCCAGATATAGCAACAGGAACTTTGGGATTGTAACTGCTGCCGATCACATGCAGCTCTAACCCTAGTTCTTTAAGATATTCTTCAGTGGCGTTGACTAGCCCGTCCACCATTTCGGGTGTTTGTTCATATTCGCTAGTGTCTGGCCAAATATTGCCGCCTTCAAATAGATGCATTTTTACTCTCTTGTATTTTCTTCATGCCGCGTTTAAACTTGGCTGGTTCGGCTGTGCGAATAGCATTGATGAAACGGCGTTCTAATTCTGCAGCTGTTTCCGGATCGTATTGTTCTCGGATTAGAGACAACAAATTAACAGCTGACTCAATCAAATTGGCGCCACGGCTTTCGATCACTTGGTCTTTGTCACGACTTATGCCCAAGTCACTTAATTCTTGCAGTATTGATCTGGTACTTTTACGCATCATCCCTTTTCCTTTGTAATATTTAACCTTTTCGTCTGGCAAACAAATATTTGCTTTTTATTGCAGTGCAGTGTACAATAGGCTAAATAACTTAGTAGAAACCATGAGTCTCTACTAAAATTATAACACACACACAAAGGATTATAACATGAAATATCTATCAGATCAAATGATTAGGATCATGGAACGATTAGCCGAAATGTTCCCAGATAGCAGTTACCAATCAAATCTAGATGCTTATCTAGCAGACAAAGGCATTACCGATGCCGCGCAGTTGGAAAACTATATCCAACAATACAACTATTCTCAAAAGGAAAAAAATATATGAAAAAAATTATCACAACACTTTACGAAGCTCTAATCGACTGGTCTACAATGTTAGCCGAATATCGTCAGAGCAAAGCATCTAAATATCATTACTAAAATGAACTGGCTAGACACACTTATAATGCTACTGCGTTGGAAGCGGGACGGATGGGAAGTACATCCCATTACCGATACTGAATTCCACGGCTGGTTCTAACCGATAAATATTGGCATGAAATTAGTGTACATACACGGTGCCAATGCCACCAGCGAAAGCTTCAACTATATCAAAAGCAAACTGGGCACTGGTATAGACATTGACTACGATAGCCGCAATGGGTTTGAAAACAACCTGAAAGACATGCAAACAGCATTGCAGGCTCACAAGGACCTAGTGTTTGTTGCACACAGTTTGGGAGGTATCTATAGTTTACATCTGGCCAACTCAATGCCCACTGCTGTTAAAGGTGCGGTTACATTGAGTACGCCATATGGTGGTGCCGAAGTAGCAGACTATGCTCAATACTTCTTACCGTTTAGTCGTCTAATGCGTGACATTGGCCCTAGCTCGTGGGTTATGAAACAGGCCAGCCGTATTAAGATACAGCACCCTTGGACCAATATAGTCACAGTAAAGGGACAAAGTCCGTTCATGCATGAGCCTAACGATGGTGTAGTGACCATTGCTAGTCAAAAACATCATGAAGATATGGAACTAATAGAAGTGGACTACAACCACTATGAAGTTGTGCTGAGTGACACAGTTGTTCGACTTGTTAAAGAAAGAGTAAACAAGTTTAAAAAATAAGTCATTCAGCTTTACAAACAGTCTTGTACACTGTATAATAAATACATAGACAGCAATAATGCTGTTGACACACAAACATACACAAGGAGAATATTATGTTTACATCATTTGACACAATCATCGACACCGTTACAGGTGCTCAAACCAAATTCGTAGAAACCTACGTTACAGACAAAAAGATTCAAGCAGAGCTGGTCAAGCTAACAGAAGCACACGCCAAGTTTGCCAAAAACTCTTATCAAACTACCCTAAGTATTGCTGAAGCTGTGTACAAAACAACTACGGATGCTGTTCAAACGCAAGTTAAAAAAGCAACTGCCAAAAAGGAAACTGCGTAATGTCAGACTACACTCCAAAACTAATACCAGAAATTAAATTCAGCAAGAATGGCTACGAGATTCGTAGCGATGTGCTGGCCATGGCCAAAGATGTGGTCATGCAAGACTATCAAGTCAAGTTTGCAGGATGGCAAATGTCAGCGGCAAAAGATGAAAAGACTGGACAGATTGTTACCCAAGTGGGTATGCCAGAGTTTCCAGGCTTAGAAAAAGTCCTAGAAGCCGCAGAAAAAATGTATGGCTTTGTGAACGCAGGCGTCTCAAAGAAGTAATTATATACGCTTATAGAGAAAACTATATTATACTATAAACAAAAAGGACTCTTTGGAGTCCTTTTTTATTTTATCCAGAATCCTAACCTATCATCCAATCCAGACTTGTGGTATGTCTGTGTATATGGTTCCATTAGGCACATACAAGTCTACTGAATTTCCACCTAGTGTTAACTTGGCAGGTATTGCATCATATTCTTGTATGTTAAATGTATAGTAGGATTGATAAGTCTGAGTGCTGAATACCAATGATACTGGTGTTATCTCGCCTATAGACGAATTTGTGGTTGCGCTGGCCGATGTGATCAATACTGCAACACCGGGTTGATCGCTCAATGAACTAGTAGCATCGTTGGCTTTGATGATTAACGGAGCCCGTTCATCCAAGTAGGCCCAAGTCTCTGACTGTTTGAATGTTGCGGCCACATAGATTGCCGCATTCTCATCGCTGTTCAAACTAGCACTGGTAGTGAAATTGGCAGCAAGCCTCAAATTACCTGCATTGGCACTGTTCAGTAGTGCATTAGTTGTTGAGTTACTGCCAATTAGCAGCACAGCGCTGTTAGCTTCACTGTATGTGATCAGTGAAACTATTGTGCCTTCGATACCTAACGGAGATATACCTAGTGGATTTACTCCTAAAAACATTAGTAGTCTCCGTTAGCCTAAGATTAAACTGTTGTACACTGTGTCATCTTGTATCTGTTGTATACTGTTTGCATCAGCAGTCAAAAAGATATACTTGATTTGATTTGTCCAAACAATAGGCTGTCCGTTGTTGGAACTGGCATTGACAGATACCACTGTGATAGTGTTGCCGCTGACACTGTATCTTCCACGACCGTTTTCCCAATCTGCTCCTGATTGTGTAGTAACACCATAGTCAAAGTATTGTCCATCGGACAGCACAGCACTGAATGTTACAAATCCTGTAGGGGCACCGGACAGTGTATAAAGGCCACTGCCTACGCTGGGAGAGCTTTCTTTGATTCTATCAAAGTAAACATTAGGCCTTAGTTCCATGTTTAGAATGTACCGTTATTCAATTGTATAGTAAGTGTAACTCGAATCTGGTCGCCATTGTTGGCAATCTGTATAGGAGCATTTGAGAATCTGTTGGCAAATACCAAATCACCTGTGGTTCCTTGGATCACATAATAACCATACACATTACCAGCAGCGCCAGTGAATGTGAATGTAATTTGTGGATAACTAGCAGTGCTGGGATCGCCAGCTGCAAATGTAAAATTACTAGGAGTCAGTGTTACGGCACTGTATCCAAATCCGCTAACCTCAGTGTAATTACCAGTAATATCTAACTTGCTTGGAGTTAAATTATTACTGTAAAGTTTTAAAACTAATGTGTCTGGAGCTACATAATTAACGATATGTTTTAATGCAAGAACTTCCCCAGCATCTGTGAATACAATGGCCATAATTTACCCTTATCAATAAACTTAATGTATTTATGTTAGATAGTATTTGAACTCAATACTTAAACCTGCTCCCGGAGCCACATTTGAGCCAATTTGGGTAACATCCACTGTGAGATAATCGTCTACAGCTAGGTTAATGGCCACGGCCGCAGTTGTTTTGCTTACAGGACTAACAACATCTATAGTACTTACCACAGTTCCGGATTTTTTCACTTTGATTTCGACTGTGCCGTCACTGGTTGCGGCCAATCTACAAATGATAGTTTTGATAGTCAAAGGACCCGGGGCATACCAACGAAGTGTGCCAGTTTTCAGTGTTAGATTACCATCTTGGTACATAAAAGCACTCTTACCCAACACAGTGTTACTGTTACTGGTAATGATGTCAGTTGCAGCTGGCAACACCAACTGATTGTTGTTGTTGAAATTCCAAGTGTTGCCGTTGGCATTGATTGCCACAGTGCCATTTAGGCTGGTATTTCCGCCAACATTTAAATTTTTAGCAACACCAACACCACCGGCAACTGTCAGTGTGCCTGTGGTAGTACTAATACTGTCTGTGGTGCCTGTTAGGGTTTCTGCAACAAATGTTGGGCTAGCTGTGGCGGCAATATCTTGCACAGTGTTGATCACACCAGTTGAACTGATATAATTAATGCCAACTCCGCTGGATAGACTTGCTCGAGCCAGTGCATTAGTGTATTGTGTAATCGTTGAATTGATAGCACCTGTGGTACTGTTATAGCTAATACCAGTTCCGGAACTTAGACTTGCTCTTGCTCGGGCAGTGGTAAAGTACAAATTAGTTGAGCCTTCAGCAGTGGCATCTGTGGTGAATGTGATATTGGCACTGCCGTTAAAACTGGTGCCATTAATAGTTACTGGATTCAATAGTCTGCTAGTAGATCCAGAATTTCCCGATACAGAACCTATAATAGTATTGGTCACTGTCATGTTGTTGGCATATACTCTGCCACCTACTGCTACACCACCGGTAACTATCAAAGCGCCGGTACTGATATTGGTACTGCTGGTTGTGTTGGTAATTACAACTGCACCACTGCTGGTCAGACCTGTCAATATTCCTACACTGGTCAAACTGCTGGCAGTCACTGATGAATTTAGTGTGGTGCTGGTTAATGTTTCGGCAGCGGCAGTTACAGTAGCACTTGATCCTAAACTAACAGATGTGCCATTGATAGTAACTGAGCTATTGGCTAACATACCGTTGGTGATAGTTTGATTATCACCAGTGGTTACTATTGTTCCGGTAGTGGCAGGTACTGTGACATAGTTAATAGTATTCAGTGAAGGACCAGCAGACTGTAGTTTAATATAGCCGCCGTATGCTTCTGGGAAACTGATACTGCCAATACCAGTGAAGTCTTGCGGAGCACTGGCTCTGTTTAAGGCAACTGCGGTGGTACCAACATAAACAGTACTGTTGCCCAGTACTGTGCTAGGTATGATGCCTACTAAACTGCCAGCATTGAGTTGACTTATGTCAAATGCTGTAGCATTAGCTGTGATAGTAATATCATGCGTACCATCAAAAGGTACACCGTTAATTAGTCTAGCTGTGTATAATCTGTTGGCGCTGGCAGCATTGCCTGTAGTGGTCAAATAACCTGATAGGTCTACAGGAGTAAATGTAAAGACTCCGTTACTGTAAGTAAGTCCCCCACCATTATAGGCAGAGTTAGTTGTAATACTTAGACTTGAGTTGGTAATATAACCTAGTCCAGTTACATAATCACGAGTAGCAATAGTTGTGGTATCTACAGCAACAGTTGTTGCACTTGAGCCATCAAAACTTGTGCCAGTTAGGCCTGTACCAATAGTTAGAGCATTGGTAGTACTTGCTTTGATGGTATCATTGGTGTCACCTAGAGTTAAGGTAACACCGTTGACTACAATAGTGCTGTTGGCTAGGTATGAGTTGGCTATGGCTGTGCCATTCCATACACCTGTGGTTATAGTGCCAACTTTAGTTAGACTGCTGTTAACAACTCCACTACCTAATGCAGTTGCACTTAGTACATCTGTACCATTTATCTTATAAGTTTTAGTACTGGCAAGATCAAAGTTTTCACTCGATGTCCAAGCATTTGAACTTGATAGCCAATTTAGAGTTTTGTCTGTAGTACCATGTAAGGTGATACCGCCACCGTTAGCACTGGCATCGCTGGCTGTTGCAGGGCTTACTGGTTTTGCTAATTCTATATTCTTATCGGCAAATGTAGTAGTTGTACTGTTAATAGTTTCAATAGTACCATTAACTGTTAAGTT